GATGTTCGCAAGGGCCTGACCAAGCGCCAAGCAATGGAGCGCCGGCTATCCGGGCTCAAGGCTAACCGCGTTTCGCATGAATCGCACTGGAGCGAGCTGGAGGAACAGTTCCCGTGCGGCGCGAAGATCAACGACGACACCAGCCCGCAAAGCAAGTCGGGCGAGACTCGCCAGCAGCACGTTTACGACGCATCGGCGCAGCTGGCCATGCATCGGTGTGTTGCCGGCATCATGTCGAACACGACGAGCCCGGCGCGGCAGTGGCACCGGAACACGTTGGACGATCAAGAGGCGCTTGAGGACACGGACGTCCAACGCTACTTGGACGAAGTGACGGCGATTCAGCGCCGCGTGTTGCAGAAGAGCAACACGTATCGCATCCTGCCGCACGTCTACCGGGAGTTGGTGGTGTTCGGCACGGGCGCGGCGTTGGTGATGCCCGACTACGACAACGTGGTCCACTTGCACCCGCTGGTGACCGGCAGCTACTGGCTTGGGCAGGATAGCAAGGGCAAGGTCAATGCGTGCTTCCGTGAAGTGTGGATGACCACATCGCAGATGTACGAGCGGTGGGGCGAGAAGTGCAGCCGGCAAGTGCGTGACGCGTACGCTCGCGGCGAATGGGACGGCTGGTGGAAGGTGGTGCATGCCATCGAGCAGCGCACCAAGCGCAACGTCAACAGCCCGCTTGCCAAGGACATGCCCTACTCCTCGTGCTACTACGAGGCTGGCAGCAACCAGCAGGAGAACGACGGGCTCCTTGAGGAAGGTGGCTTCAAGCGGTTCCCGGTGTTGGCACCGCGTTGGCGCAGGGAAGGCGACGACATCTACGGCCGTTCGCCGTGCATGGACGCACTGCCTTTCGTGCGCCAGTTGCAGTTGCAGACGTTGGCGGAAGGCCGGTGCATCGCGAAGGAAGCCGAACCTCCGTTGCAGGTACCAACGGAACTCAAGAACGACGACATCGACACCACGCCGAACGGCCGCACCTACTACAGCCAGACGACGCCGAGCGGTGGGGTGCGGAGGCTGATCGAGCAGCCTAGCGACCCGAGTTGGATGCGCGCGAGCATGGGCATTGTGACGCAGCAGATCCAACAGATGCTTTTCCTGGACCTGTTCCAGATGCTGGCGATGGCCGGCGTCGACACGAAGATGACGGCCACGGAGGTGGCGCAGCGTGTCGAGGAGAAAATGTTGATGCTCGGCCCCGTCATGCAGAACCTGCACGACGAGTTGTTGGTGCCGCTGCTGGAGCTGATCTACTACGCGCTTGAGGAAGGCGGTGCGCTTCCTCCGCCTCCCGAGGTGTTGCAGGGCAAGGACTTCCAGCCCGAGTTCTTGTCGGTTCTGTATCAAGCGCAGAAGGCGGTTAGCGTCAATGCGGTGGAGCGGTTCCTCGTGATGGTTGGCGGTCTCGCTCAGGCCAAGGCCGACCCGTCCGTTTGGGATGGCGTGGACACCGACTGGATCCTGCGCGACTCGGCGCAAAACCTCGGCGTGCCGGCGAAGGCCATCCTGCCGCAGTCGCAAGTCGACGAGCTGCGCCAGTCGCGAGCCGCTGCGATGGCGGAGCAAGCCGCACAGGAAGCCGCCGCTGCGTCTGCCTCCACCGCGAAAGACCTTGCTTCCGCCCCGCTCGGGCAAGGGACGGCGCTTGACGCCGTTGCTCAGTTCAGCGGCTACACCCTTCCCCAATAGCATCATGGCCAGCATCCCAACGTTTACGTCGTTCGCACAAAACGTCGCCAGGACAGACACCACCGCTTTCGGGTTCACCGCGGCTGGAGTCTACGTCAGGGCGACATGCACATCGGTTGTCTTGCTGAAGCCAGACGGGACCACCCTGGACTGCGGAGCGGCTGTAATCGGAACGATTCTCCCGTTCCCCTGCACTGCTGCCAGCACCCTTACCGGCGGCAGCATCATCGCATTCCAGGCTCAGTAATCTATCGCGATGGCGAACTACGGTAGCCCCGACTACAGCAAGGCCGGCGGCGCACGCGATGCGCTGGCCGCTAGGACGGTATCCACTGTCGCTAGTAGCCTGGTTCCAGTAGCCGCAACCATCGACTTCGGCAGCACGCCAGTCTACGCAGCATCGTCCTTGTTCGGTGACTTGGACGTCTCCTCGACATCCACCATCTTGGTAGTCCCGCAGGACGGCGATGAACACGAGATGGACGCGATTGCATACAGCACGGTTGCTGGCACTGAAACCTTCACCATCTACGCCCGGTCGACAGTCGGCCCCGTAGCTGGTTCCCGGTACTTCTCCTACGTGGTGCTCTGATGGCAGTCATTCAAGACGGCGCTGGCGGTGGCCATCTCATAACCGTCGAAAGCAACAAGGCGGGCCGTTCCGTCATCGTCCCGCGCGGGCAACAGTTCTGCGCATCCGACGTAACCGGCACCATCGCGGCGGCCTTGACGGGTGGCGCCACCGTGTTCGCGATGCGAATTGATCCAGGCGCCGCCCTTCGAGCTTTCATCGACCGTGTTGTCCTGCGCTACTCGACGGTTGTCGTCTACACTACGCCTGTGACTGCCGGACGCCGGCTTGCGCTGTTCCGTGGCTCTGGCGCCGCTTCCGGTGGCGGAACTGCGATCGCCGCTGCAACGCCGAGGTCCACCGGGTTCGCAGCAAGCGAGTTCGACGCGGCCAGCGGTGGCGATATCCGAATCGCGACGACGGGCGCCTTGACGGTTGCTGGCGTCACATACGAAACGGCTCCCATCGCGGTGATGCCGCTTGTGCATGTCGGGGCCGCCGGCGCCTACGCCGAGTCGACGTTCGTCTTTGACTCGCCACTGCAACTTGAGCCCGGCCAGCTGTTGGCCGTCCGAAACCCGGTCGCCATGGATGCAGCCGGAACTTGGCAGCTCGGCGTTGAAGTCCACTGGCGCGAAGCCGCCCAACTGCTGTGAGCGCACACATGACGGATCCCGAATCCATGCTCGACATCCTCCCTTGGATCGAACGTCTCGGCGGCTGGGCTGCGCTCATCGCCTTTTTGTGGATCGGCGGCCGGCAGTTCATGAGGCTGGCCGAGACATTCTCCGCTGGCGTGTTGTCCAAGCTCGACGGCATCAAGGACGTGCTGCAAGGACACGAACACCGTCTCGACAAGATCGACGGCGCGTTGGAGGACATCAAGCGCGAGCACACCTACCACCACAACCAACAGGCCCAACGATGACGATCCGCAATGCACTCATCTTCCTTGCCCTCGCTGCCCTCTGCGCTGGCTGCGCTGCTCACGCCGGGCCAATCGCTGCTGGTGTTGCTGGATCTCTCGCCGTCATCGACCAGCTTCTTGCCGACGGCGTCGTGGCGCCCGAGCAAGCTACGGCCCTACGCGGCGGCATCGAGGCGCTCAACCAAAGCGTGGAGGCCGTGCGGCAGGCACAGGACGGCACGCTTTCGACGGACACGGCCGCGACGGCAGCCGGTGGGCTGACCGCTGCTGTGCTGGCGGGCATCCGCCTTTGGCGCGGCCCGAGCACTCACGTCGGCCAGAAGAAGGTGGCTTGATTGGTCACCGTCGACATCACGGCCGGCAACATCACGGTGCGCCTGTCGGGTGTCGCCACGTACTGCGGGACGATGGTTCAGCCCGACAATCCTTCGGGGGTGACTATCGTTTCCTACTCCTACGGCACGGCGGGCACCGGGTATCAGGTCAAGAACCCCACGCCGGTAGGTGACGCCACCGCGATCACGTCCACCGTCGCGCCTGGCACCGTGCTGGCCGCCCTGGACTCGCTGGTGTGCCTGTTCGTGCGAAGCCCGCGCCCGTCTGGGGCAACGAACAACAACGACGACGCCATCGGGATCGTGGTGGTGCCCTACGCCGTAGACCCGTCTGAGGCCACGACGCGCATCCGCCCGAGCGCCATCGGCAACCCCAGCAACGGCACGATCGCCGCGCACCGGGCCACGTCGCTGATGTTCAACACGACCGCGGCCAACAACATCCCGGCGGTCATCGACATCGACGCGCTGCCGACGACGTGGGGCACGTTCGGGAACGCGCGACCAAACATCGACGACTACATCGCCAAGCTGTCGGGGTTCTGCGGCGAGCTATGGACGGGATGGGGGACGGCCAGCCACACGCCAAGCCAGCAGCATCCCGGATACGGCGCTGGCGTCGCCTCGTGGACCAGCGAGGGCTTGTTGATGATCGTCAGCACCGACGACGCAGCAAAGCGCAAAACGTTGGCTTTCCACATGACACAGCGTGGCGTGGACCTATACGGCGCGTTCGTCTCTGGCCGTGACGACAAGTGCGACGGCGGGCACATGCAGGGGCGAAAGGCACTCGTCGTGCTGGCGGGCCACATGCTGGAGCTGTCGCCGCTGCTGAACGCTACCTCGACGTTCCCCAACCAGTTCAACGAGGACGAGCAGTTCTATACGGCATCGCCTGCGTGGCCTTGGGGATGGCCCTACGGCTACCGCGGCCACAGCGACTTCGCGTGGAACCTGTCCAGCCCGATTGGCTCGTGGAACAGCACCGTTCTTTACTACCTGCCTCGCTACTTCGGCCAGGAAGTGTGTGGCACGCAGATCGGCACGGCCGTAGCCATGAACATCCTCGGCCGCAAGGCGGAGATGGGCGTTGGGCACTACGGGATGATGGAACAGTGGATGACGGGGCCTTCTCCCGCCGACTTGGCGACGATGGCCGCCGTGTCGACGTCGCCGCCCCTTTCCAACATCGACTGGAGCACCTCCTACTCTTACCCATCAGCTATCTGGCCAGCAGGCCCGCAGGACTTCGGCCGCGCGGCATGGGAAGCATACGCCGACTACGAAGCACCAAGCGACGGCGATGGAGGTCCGTCGCAATCCGGCACCTTTCCTCATTCTGCTGTGATCCAACTCTCCAACCTTACCCCCTACCCGTTTACCGGCTGGGTGAGGGCAGGCACCGACATCACATTCCCGGCTCCGGTCATGGTGGGCGATGACATTCGCGTCGTCGTCGGCGAGCGATCGGGGGAAAAGCAGACGTCGCTGCACGTTCACTGCACGCTAGCGCCGTGGGAATCGAAGGCTGTCGATCCCACCAAGCTGACGGTGTCGGCCTTGATGTATCCGTTCCAGCTGCCGGCCAACCCGGTGGAGCACTTCGGCGGTGAGACCAAGTGCAACGGCGTGCCGATGGATGTCTCGTTCGGCATCGACGGGCCTGCCTACAAGGTGATCGGCAAGCGGCGTCTCGGCCAGTTCTTCGTGCAGTTGTGGCTTCGCTGGATCCCCGGCCAAAACTGGATGGAAGGCGAGTGCATGGTTACTTGCAGTCGCGCCGGCTCCCCCGATCTAACGGCCGCTGCGCCGGAAGTCTTGATCCAGTTCGGGGACGGCATCACTTGCCCGCTTGGGCTCCCGGCTGGTTCCAGCGTCATCAAGCCCGGCGAGGTTTGGGCCGACGGGCAATCGTCCGTCATGCCGTTGACGATTCTCTGGATCCGCCCCGACACCAACTACCTGTCGTTCGCTGCCATCAAGGACTTGGGCGTCAGTCTCCGGGCGATGCGCGAGACGTTCCACGACGGCACGCCCAGCTTCCTGCCCAACTTCTCTGCCCGTGCTTGGGCTGCCGGCAACTGGCCTCGGTGCGTGTCGCTGCTCCATTCGTGGGACAGCCCCTCGCTGGGTGTTGCTGCGGACAGCGGTCAGGCCGGCAACCAAGAGGACCAATGCTTCCGTGGCGTCGAGGCGATGCTTGCCGACGGTGCTGGGGCCGAAGCCGTCAACTACTTGGCTGCCATCAAGTTCGCCAACCGGCCCTGCCATCATCTTGAGGAAAACGGCAGCATCGTTGATGCGCTGAACCGTCCTGGCCTGCGCATGTTCTACAGCCGGCCGCATCGCAGCGGCACGGACATGCTCGGCAAGACTCGCGACCTGACGTTGGCCGAGGCGCGGGGTTGGAACGGCCCGGACGCGCAGCACTGGTTCTTCTCGCGTCTGGCGATGGGCGCCCGGTTCAAGGCGACGGACGCCTGCCAACGGCTGCTTGAGCATCAAGCGCACAACTACCTGATTCAGCTAACCGCTGACGGTGGGGCAACGTCCGCAATCTGGAGCGCCCGAGAACTCGGGTGGGAGGGCATTGCAGCCGTCCACCTGTGGCGCGAGTTGGCTGACCGGGCGTTGGCCGAGCGCGTCCGCGAGCACTGGCACAAGCGCGCCAACTGGCTGGCCAGCAAGCTCCCGTTGTCGGGGCCGTGGGACATCCGCGTTGACGACAGCCGGCTAGGAACTGGCGCATGGTGGATGCCGTGGCAGCAGGCGCTCGGGGCCTACGGGATGGATTTGGCCTGCCGCGTCCTTGGCGATGGTGGCTCCCACCTTCCGCTAGTTGCCCGCAACGGAGCCCGGCACGTCGTCCAGACTGCCTACCAGAAGGAAGGCGGGCGCTGGGTGGAATACGAACTCGCCGCGCTGGATGGGCGCCGGCAGCGTTCCGGCATGTTCGCCTCGTCGTGGCTGCCGCTGGGCGTTGCCGTGTTCCGCCGCTATTGGCCCGAGGACGCCAACGGGCAAGCCATCTGGCAGCAGATTCTTGCCGAGAGCGGCGGCGACGGCCGCTGGATCCCCCGCATCTGACAGTCAGCGCCGCTACCCGCTGGCCCGTCCGGCCCGCCCTGGTGTGAACTAGGAGCGGGCCGTTTTCATACGGTGGCACCGGACAAGATGCAGTATGTTGCATCTGGCACTTGCGGAGCACCGTTTAGTTCGGTAGCGTCGTAGCCGTGGGTACTGACCTCACCTTTCGGCCCGGCGAACGCGAGAAGTTGAAGCAGCGCGAGCAAGCGACTGCCAACCAAGCTCGCGCCGTCTTCGGATTGAAGCTGAGGGCAGTTCTCTCGGACCGTAATGGCCGCGACATCCTCCGATACGTGCTACGTCTCGTGGCACCCGGAAGAGCCGAACTAGCCCCGGTGGCATCGGTGTTCAACTCCAACGCCATGACCATGGCCGAGCAGGATGGGGAAATGACCCCAATCCGAAAGCTGTGGGACACGTTGGGTGAGCTGGCGCGGTCGGAACGCTCCGTCATGGAGCAAGAAGACCACGATGAGCGCAGCACTGTCCACACCAACTGACAGCCAAGCCACAAACGTGGCCGCGACGCCGGCACAGACGCCCGCTACTCCTGCCGTTGAGCAGAAGTCGGCGCCTGAAAAGGCAACGCAACAGCAGCCCACCACTGCCGACCAAGTGCTTTCCGCACTCAAGCCGGCTGAGGGTGGCGAGAAGTCTGCCGAACCAACGAAGGAAGCCGAGAAGGCCGCCCCCGCTGCACCGGAGAAGTATGAGCCGTGGAAGTTGGCCGAGGGCGTCAAGCTCTCCGACGACATCAACGGTGAGTTCTCCCAGCTCGCGCGAAAGGCTGGACTGTCGCAGGCAGACGCTCAGGCGTCGCTCGACAAGCTGGTTGCCGCGCAGCAATCGCAGCTTCAATCCGACTTGAAGTCGCAAGTCGAATCGTGGGGGGAAGAGCTGAACAAGGATCCCGAGCTTGGTGGAGCAAACCTAATCACCAAGACCATGCCAGCCGTGCAGAAGGCTCTCAATGCCTTCGACAAGTCGGGCAAGGTTGCGGCGCTGCTGCAAAACGGTCTTGGCGTGCATCCCGACATGGTTCGGATGCTTGCCGAGATTGGCAAGGCCGTTAGCGAGCCTGCCGACCTTGTTACGGGGCAACGATTTGCTCCGAGGACGGCGACCGTGAACGACCTCTACGAAGCAACGAAGGTGAACTGACATGGCTGCCTTGAGCACTGCACTCCCGACGCTGCTGGATCTGGCGAAGATGCTGGATCCGGACGGCAAGACTCTGGCTCAGATCGTTCCGATCTTGAACCAGGACAACGAGATCCTTCCCCGCCTGCGCTGGCAGGAATCCAACGGTACGTGGTCGCACCGCAACACGTATCACACCTCGCTCCCGACTCCTACCTGGAGCAAGATCAACGGCAGCATCACCCCGACCAAGGGCACGACCGGGCAGAGCACGGACGGCATGGGCGAGATGCAGGGCTACTCGCATGTTGACCCGATTCTGGCCGAGGCCAGCGGCAACGTCAACGGATTCCGACTGCGCTACGACGCGATGCAGATGCAGGGTATGTCGCACGAGTTTGCGCAAACTCTGTTCTACGGCAACGCGGATCTCGTGCCGGAGGAGTTCACGGGCCTGTCGGCTCGCTACGCGGCTGGTGGCACCAACGCCAACATCACCGAGACCTCCGAGAACATCCTCGACGGTGGCAGCAATGACACGGACAACACGTCCGTCTGGATCATCTGCATGGATTCGGACACGCCCGGCGTTTCCGGCATCTACCGCCCTGGTTCGCAGGCCGGCATCAAGATGGCCAACAAGGGCCTCCAGACGGTGGCCATCGGCGACGGCAGCTACGCCGAACGCTACGTCACTCACTACCGCTGGTCGTGCGGCATCACCGTCGTGGACTGGCGCAAGAACGTCCGCATTGCCAACATCGAGGTCAGCGACCTGACCAAGAACGCGGCATCGGGCGCCGACTTGCTCGACCTCATCATGCAGGGCTTGGAACTGCTCCCGAGCGGCGCTCAGTCGAGCGCGATGATCCTCGGCAACCGGACGATTTCGTCCTACCTGCGTCGGCAGTCGCGCAATGCGATTGCCTCGTCCACCCTGGGCTACGAGACGGTTGCCGGCAAGCCGGTCATGACCGTCGGTGGCGTTCCCTTCCTTCGTTGCGATGCTCTCCTGAACACGGAAAGCGCCGTGTCCTTCACCTGATACCAGGAGGAACACACCATGACCATGCTCGACAAGCTTGCGGAGTTCGCCGATAACGTTTCTGTTGCGGCCTCCGCCGGAACCGCCGTCATTGGCTCGCAGATTGACCTTGGCGTCATTGGCCTCAAGCCTGGCGTCGGGGAGCCGGTCTACCTCGTGCTCACCACAGGCGAGACGGAAATCATCACTGGCGGAAGCGCCGGCACGATCCTGTTCCGGCTTGTGTCGGATAGCACTGCCGGCCTTGCCACCGACGGAAGTTCGACCGTCCACCTGACGACGGCGACGTTCGTGACGGACGACGCAGCGGCCAACAGTGCGGCTCTCAATGCCGGTGGCGTGCTGCTGGTTGCTTCGCTGCCTTACGGCACCTACGAACGCTACCTCGGCATCATCTGCACGATTGCCACCACGACCGTCACGGCGGGCACGATCAATGCCTACCTGACCACTGACCCGTCGGCCTACATCGCTTACGCCAACGCGATCTGACGCTAGTTAGCGGGGGACGCCGGATTGCTGGCTCCCCCGCTCCACAACACAAGGAGTAGCTGAAATGGTCCGAGTCATCGTTCGCCCCAATCGTGTCGCCTACGTCCACAACGTCCGTTGGCGCGAGGGCGAGGAAGTCGAGTTGTCCGACTCGCAGTTGAAGAACAAGAAGATCCCGAAGTGGGCCATTCAAGCCGGCACCGCCGAAGCAAAGGCGGCCATCGAGGAGATCAAGAACCGCTCCCGCGAGCGCGTAGGCAAGACCTACGCCCCTTCGTCCCTCATCACGAAGCAACCCGCCATCCCCGAGTGATGCCATGAATGACGCCGGCCTCGAACTCGCAGCCAACCAAAGCATCGTCGCTGGCGACTTGGTGCTCGGCTCCTACCTCATCACTCCGGCTATCGACCTCGGGTCCGGTGGCACCGTAGTTCCGCCGATTGAGAACTCGTGGCTAACCATCAACTGCTCGCAGAATGCTAGAGAGGCCACTACTGAGGTTTTGTGTGAGACCCAGATCATCACTTGCGCCACGGATGACATTGCCGCCGAGCTGCTCGCTACCAGCTACACGCTGCACTATCGGTTTGGCGCTAGCACTGCTCTGAACCTGAACGTTTTGTCCAACCCTTACATCTGCGTTCAGCTGCCGAGAAGCCCGAACTACAAGCGTCACCTTGCCGTTCTGATGATTTTTTCGGGCGGCACCGGCCTGAGCGAAGGCAGGGTGAACATTTCTGTGCAGCCGCACCCGCCGTATCGGTCGTTCAAGAACGCAATCTGAACCGCAACGGCCGCGCCGGCCGGCCTTCCTTAGCCGGCCAAGCACGCCATGACGGTTCAGGTAGATCCAGGCCCCGGCTCGACTGACTGGACCACATCAGCCGCCGGCTTCACGTTTGCCGGCCAGTCGCCTAAGTGGACGGTGACCGTCGCTGGCGTCTCGACGTTCGTCTACGGCTACGAGCGCACCAGCCCCATCGACTGCGACCGGTGGGCAGCTACCGGCAGCGGTGAGGACGCGTTCACGCAGTTCGGGACCGACGACGCCGTATCGACGTCTGTCGCTGTGACGCGAGTTGGCGGCTTCACGTCGGCCAAGGTGTATCCCGAGAGCGCGGTGGTGAGCTGGTCGCTTGGCGGCGGCGTCTTGACGATGCTGCTCAAGAAGAACCGGCACGTCATCATCGAGGCGAACGGCAGCCGCCAGCATGTCCTTCGCATCAGCAGTTGCCCGTTGCGTGAGGCGGTGCCCGGCGGCTCGGTCAACTGGACCAGCTACGGGCCGCGCACGGTCACCGGCGTGAGCACGGCGAACAACATCACGTTTGGCAGCGCGCACGGCCTCTCTGCCAATTGGAAGGTGAAGCTGTGGAGCACCGGCACGCTTCCAACGGCGGTGGGAGGCGACATCGACAACGACACGCACTACTTCGTGCGCGTGGTGGACGCGACCAACATCGAGTTGGCGCGCACCAGCGGCGGGGCCGCCATCGACCTAACCGGCATCGGCTCTGGCACGATCACGGTCTACCGCTCGGAGTTGACTTCGGGGGTGCTCTACTTCCCGCCTGGCCTCCACCGCATCGGCCGCCTGTTCGACCTGTACAGCAATACGACCGTCTACCTGGATCACGGCGCAGTGGTGGTCGGCAGCTTCGACGTGCGCGAGACGAACGGCGTGCTCGGCATGGGGCTCGGCGTCCAGTCGCCGACGACCCACAGCAGCGAGACGGTGTTCGGCCTGTCGTCG